AAACCTTTAATTTCATTCATAAAACGGTTAATGTCTTCAACACTATTGTTGGTTAAACGAGGCCCCATTTCAAGACGACGAGGACCAACCATTCCGTTTTCACAAACAAGACGTAAAATATATGGGTCAATCGCGATATCTTCAGTTGGACCAGCTGTTACAATAACACCAGTATGAAAAGCCTCATCTTTTAATGTAGGTATATCAAAGCCCCAACCACTTTTAATGGTAGAAATCTGAATGTTACCATCACTTGAAATTGACATGTTACTAATACCCAAATCATGGTCATTAATCACATTCTCAACCATATCAAAATAGAACTCTGGTGATATGTAAGGTTTACCAGCGTCAGTAATAGCAACCACCCTCATTGTTGACGGTGAAATGTAGATAGATATTTTCATATCTTTTGATGTTGCTAACTTGGTTTTAATAATCTTAACCAATTGGTTACGAGAATTCATACCGAAAATGTCTGTGAATTTACCAATAAAGGTATCACTAATCTTTAAAGTCTTAAGTAGTGACTTAAAAGCCCCTGAAGATAACTTTAATTTAACCCCCTCAAGAGTAATATTACCATTACGACTCTCAACATCTTCAAAATCGATATTAAGTTCAGCTAATGTTAAATTCTTACGAATCGGGTAGTTTTCTTTTACTTCTTTTTTAAAATTGTCGTAGTTAATGTTTTCCATGTTTTTATTTTCTTTTTGTTTAATATAATGATACTTTATGATAAATACAACCCCCTTAGTGATTATCTATTTCTTTCAACGATAACTCATGTACCTCATTCATAATTTCTTCCTCAATTGTGGGTTGTTTTACTAAAGAAATTTTACTATAGATTTCTTTATCTGAAGTTTCAGAGGTTTTAAGTAAATCCATCAATCTAGCTTCATTATCATTTTGGAATGTATCCATTTGTTTTTGGATGTTGATAGCTTTTTCTAACTCACCATACTTTTTACCATCATAAGCTAAAACACCGTTTTCAAGTATCATATATAATTTCTTACGAATACTACCTCTACGGTTTTTAACATATACAAGATAACGTTGATTTGTTTGTTCATCGATACGAACATACATCATTGCGGTTGTATTGTGTTTTAACTTAGTTGACCCCGCATACTCACCACCTTTGGTAATATGTTGGATGACATCAAAAGCGGTGTATTTTTTAGCTTTATTTTGACCTTTGGTATGTCTAATCATTAAACCAATCAACCAGCTTTCAACAGTTGTTGCATTCATATTAGCAGTATCCTTAACTTTATCTTTAGCATCCATGAAACTATCAATTAAGACATAATCCCAACCAATATCAAGAACATCTTCCAAAATAGTTTTAGGATCTTCATAATCAGCCAGATATAAAGTATTTAAATCCATTAATTGAGGTAATTCTTCAGCTAGTTCCATATTATCAATTGGGTTCATTTCTGAAGATATGTAAAGACATTTTTTATTTTTATCAATAGATTCAATACCAGCCATTTTATCAACAAGCATGGTAGTTTTACCCGAACCAGGTTCACCAACAACAACTGTTATAGTTGCAGGCATTGTACCACCCTTTTTGGATATTATTGTGTCAATAAATTTACCACTTTTTAATGGTATAAAAACTTCTGGTGGAAAATCGAAGTCTGTTAGTTTTACTATTTGTGCGGTCTCTTTAATTTTTGACATACAGTTTATTGGGTTTTTGTTTACAATTACAAAGATATAACAATAGTTTTAATTATACAAATTTATTATGAATAAAGAACAAGTGAATCATCCAGTACATTATGGTGGTGAAAATAATATTTATGAAGCAATTAAAGTTATAGATAATTGGAAATTAGGTTTTTCATTAGGTAATGCTATAAAATATATTTCAAGAGCCGGTAAGAAAAACACTAACAAGGAAATTGAGGATCTGAAGAAGGCCATATGGTATATCGAACACCACATAAAAATTCAAGAAGAAGAATTGAATAAAAGATCGTGATATTTATTATAAAAGAATTTTAATGTCGACTTTATTATTAGAAAAAAATATCCTTTTAGAATCTGGTGTTAGAAACATCAAGGAACTAGCTCAGAGATATGATAGTGCAAAGATTTATTTCCATCAGGATACTGATGGTGTTACAACTGCTATCGCAATGAAACATTACTTAGAAAGTTACGGAATTGAGGTGGTAGACTGTGAAGTTATTCAATATGGTGATAGAGAGTTCGCTATTAAAAAGCCAATGGCTAAAGGTGATATTATGCCAGTCTTAGTTGACTTTGCTCACGGTAAACCTATGTTCATAATTCATACTGACCATCACGATAAACAAATCGGTGCATCAGATGATAGTTCTAAATCTTTTAGACAAGCTAGGTCTAATGTTGAAACAATATCACAAATAGTTTCACCTAAAGAAATATTCCCACATTTAGATGTTTTGATGATATCTACAGTAGATAGTGCTAATTACGCTAGTTTAGGTATAACACCTCAAGAGGTTATGAACTATGTTTTTGTTTTAGATAAGGAAAAAAGTCTTGAACATAATAAAAAAGCTATGGCCCTTGTAACAAATAAACTTTTATTAGCTTACAAAAACAAACCAAGATTTTTAGAAAAGTTAGTTATGGGTTGTACCCCATCCCTTTTAAATATATACCAAAATATAGTTGGTTTGGCTAAAGAAGAGGGGTATATTTCACCAGAGGTTATGACACAACACGCTAGTGACTATTCTGAAAAGATGAAAGGTAGTGATAAAGTTAAGTATGATTCAGTAACTGGTGTTATTTCACAATACGGTGGTGGTTCTATGATAAAGCCTGGTTCTTATGATAGATATGTACCATTTAAAAATTTTCCTGATGCTAATTTTTTAATTATAGCTTGGCCTTTAGGTTTACTACAGGCTAGTTGTAACCCTTTCAAAACTGAAAGAACATTAAAAGGTGTCAACTTAGGTGAAATAGCTCAAAGGGTATTAAGTAAGTCTGAAACAGCTTTACGAGATTTTAAAGTAACTGTTGATTCATTAAAGTATTTTGGTGAAAAACATAAATCTTTTGGACCTGAGAGTGTTGGTTTTACATATAACGATTTAATTGCTATATATGGCGAATCTATTAATGGTTTGGATACCGTACCTAATGGTGCCGCACCAGATTATACTGTAGAAAGATGGCAAAATGCAATAAAAAAAATACTAAATAAACCGTATACTGAATTAAACGATAGAGAAAGGAAAGCACTTAAAATGTTAACAATTTCTGGGTGGGATATAGTTCAAGCTAATAGTGGTGGACATAAATGTATTACAAATATATCTGGTTTAATGTATTTTGGTAAAATGGGTACATTCTTTCTTAAAGAATTACAAAGTAATTTTGAAGACGAACTTAAATCAGTGATATATGAAGAATTAAATGCTGTAACACCTAAAATTGGTGGTTAACTAGCCCAAGAAGATAAATTAACTAGAAATAACAATACAATAACGCCGGTAGCGGATATATTTGATACACAATGACTGAGGATTATAAAAAAGCACAAAGATTAATTAGAGAGGGTAATTCTAACATCCAAGATAATTTAATTGAGGTAATGGTTTCTCTTAAGAAGGATAACCCTAATTTAACACATAATCAGGTTATGGATTTATTTAAATCAGAAGTTAAAAAATTTTTAAATTTCCACGATGTAGATAGAGTAGAGTTACCAAGAAAAGGCCATAAATTAAGTGGAGACAAATTTCCAGTTATGAAAATACCTTATGGTGGTAAAAATAAAATTTAATCTTTAATGTATTTTTCTATATGATTACGGATGTAGATTAAATCTTTTAAATAACTAACATTCCCTGGGTGGTTTCTATCATAATAATTCATTTCTTTTAGATAAATAAGATATTCACCCTCAGTTTTCATTTTACTCAATCCAACATAAGATTGTAACATAGCATAATCAATTGCCGCATCTTTCCAAGTATTATAATAAGCGTGACCCATTTGGGTGCCATTCTGTTTATTAGGTCTTCTAGTTGCTTCTTTCATACCAAATGGGTTCCTATTATGTTTCCAAATAGGTGACTTAAATCCACACTCTTTAACTGCCTGAGCAAATACAAGTTCAGGGAATTTTATATTAATTTCTTTTAAATATTCTAAAAACTTTCTCTTAGTAAACCCATGGTTTTCTCTTTCTTGATAAACTAATACAACATCTTCTTCTATTATTCTAGATGTCTTACCAATTTTAAATCCGTATCTATAACTTAATACTAATGTAACAGTTAATATAATTAAAAACACGGAAATTGTGTTTATAATACGATTAGTAGTCACTTTTTTTATTTCTAAAGTTTTTTTATTTCTTATATATAGACCCATAATTTAATTTTCCACAAATATAGTAATTTATTTTAAATAAAAAACCCCTCATTAGAGGGGTTTAATATTACTTACCTTTATCTTCTTTTTTCTTAGAAGCTTTAGGCTTTTTAATGTCAATTTTTACATTTTCATTTTTAGTATCATAAGATATTGTAAGTATATCACCTACAGTAATACCACCATCTAATACTTTTTCAGAAATTGGGTCTTCGACGTATTTTTGGATTGCTCTGTTAAGAGGACGTGCTCCGTATTTTTCGTCATAACCTTTTTCAACAAGATACTCTTTAAGAGACTCATCAAACTTAAGGTCATAACCCATTTCTTTTACTCTTTCGATTACTTCGTTAAGAGGAATTTCAACAATTCTCTTAATATCTTCTTTATCTAAAGATTTGAAGATGATAACATCATCAAGACGATTTAAGAACTCTGGTGAGAAAGCCTTTTTAAGTGAATCTTGAATAACAGATTCAGCTGCTTCATCAACACCATCAGTTTTAGATTTAGTTCCAAACCCAACACCGGATCCAAACTCTTGAAGTTTACGTGCTCCAACGTTAGAAGTCATGATGATAAGTGCGTTCTTGAAATCAATCTTTCTACCTAAACCATCACTCAAGTGACCCTCGTCTAATACTTGAAGTAATACGTTAAATACATCAGGATGTGCCTTTTCGATTTCATCCAATAAGATTACTGAATATGGTTTTCTTCTGATTTTCTCAGTTAATTGTCCACCTTCTTCGTAACCTACATATCCTGGAGGTGCCCCGATTAATTTAGATACAGAGTGTTTCTCCATGAACTCACTCATGTCAACACGAACAAGAGCGTCTGGTGAACCAAATATACTTTCAGCTAATTTCTTAGCTAAGTGTGTTTTACCAACACCAGTTGGACCAAGGAACATAAATGAACCAATTGGTTTGTTTTGATTCTTAATACCAACACGATTTCTCTTAATCGCTTTGGTTATCTTACCGATAGCGTCATCTTGACCGATAACTTTATTTTTAATCTCCTTATCCATTGTAAGAAGTTTTTCTGTTTCACTCTGACCAACCTTAGTTACGGGTATACCTGTAACCATAGAGACAACTTTCGCTACATCTTCTTCTGAAATTACTGGTCGTACTTTGTCAAGACTTTTTGCCCAATTTTCAGTGGCTTGTTCAAGATCTTCTTGAAGATGTTTTTCATCATCACGAAGTTTTGCGGCATCTTCATAACGTTGAGCCTTAACTACATCAAGTTTCTGTTTACCCACCTCAACTATTTTTTCTTCTAAATCAAGAATATCTTGTGGTGGTTTAATGTGAACTTGCATTCTAGCCCCAACTTCATCCATAATATCTATAGATTTATCTGGTTGTTCACGGTCAGTAATATAACGGTCAGCCAATTTAACACAAGCTTCAACTGCCTCACGTGAGTAGTTCACCTTGTGATGGTCTTCATATTTACCCTTAATATTATCAAGGATAATAAGTGTTTCTTCTTTTGAAGGTGGTTCAACAAGAACCATTTGGAAACGTCTCGCTAATGCCCCATCCTTTTCAATATTTTCACGATATTCATCTAGAGTTGTAGCTCCAATACATTGGATATCACCACGAGCTAATGCTGGTTTTAATATGTTAGATGCATCTAACGAACCTGAAGCGTTACCCGCACCAACCATGGTATGGATTTCATCAATAAAAAGGATTACATCATCAGCTTTCTCAAGTTCTTGCATAATACCCTTCATTCTTTCTTCAAATTGTCCACGATATTTAGTTCCAGCAACAAGTGATGCTAAATCCAAACTAACTACACGTTTATCAAAAAGAATACGTGGACATTTTCTTTCGATAATTTTAAGTGCCAAACCTTCAACTATTGCCGTTTTACCAACGCCCGGCTCCCCAATAAGAATTGGGTTATTCTTTTTACGTCTTGAAAGAATTTGTGAAACTCTTTCAATTTCATCAGACCTACCGATAATGGGGTCTATTGTACCCTCAGCGGCTTGTTTGGTTACATCTTTACCAAAATTATCTAAAATTGGTGTGGTTGACTTACCTTGTGAAGCTTTCTTCGCTTTCTTACTGTAGTCGTCTAATTCTTCAAAATCTCCTGACATATTCATATTTATTTTTTGTTGTTTCAAATATAGTAAAGTTTCTTTAAATGTTCTATAGGTAATACCCTGATTTCCTAAAACTTTTGTTCCGTCTAGTGAACGATTTTTTAAGATTGCTAACATTAAATGTTCAATACCTATAAAATCGTCTCTTAATTTATCAGCCTCAAGTTCTGCATAACTTAAAGCGTTTTTAGAAGATTCACTAAGAGGAATTATCTTTACTTCTACAATAATAGGGTTTTTTAATTTAAGCCTCAAGTAACCTTCTAACTTTTCTGTTAATTCCATAACATTTGTCCCCATTTCCTCTAAAACTTCTGTTACATCATTAATTTTATCACTAAATACTGATAATAATATATGTTCCGGCTTTATTTTAGAATCACCAAGTCTGATTGATTCCCTGAAGGCGTTTTTCAGAATTAATCTGACTTTAGGTGACATGTTTTTCATATTAATAAGGTATTTCTTTTTTAGAAAATATATTTACTATTGAGTGAAAATAAAGTTTATGAAGAACTATCCCTTAAAATTATATTATAGACTAAAAATTTGTTCATTAAAGAAAAAAATTAAAGAACGATATGATTATCATGCCTATATAAGTTCAACGTCGAGTAAAAATTTTGAATTTGAACATTTAGTTGAGGATGATATTAAAGAATATAAAAAAAATATATTTAAAATAAAAAGAAAGATGTGTGGTGTTAGATAACATTCCCTTTCTGAATAAAAATAACTAAGTTTTAATATGAATTATAAAAAAATTACAATTTTCTTCAAAGAAAATCCAAACGCAAAAGAATTTGATGCTTCCATTTATTCTAACGATTATAATGGTGTAACCGTAACTGTCACTGGTGATTACTTAATTCTAACCATACATGGTGATGAAAAAATTGTTACTGAAGTACATCATTTAAGTACAATAAAGAACTGGATAACTTACATAGACTAATGTTAGTTGAGAGAATAGAAAAAGACGGAATAGTTTCTTGTCTTTTTAAATCATCTAATATTCTTGCATCTGAATATAATCAGGTAAGTAGAGAGTTAGTTATTACATTTAATGCTGGCCGTCAATACACATATTCTAATATAGACCATAAAAGTTATGTTAGATTTGAAATTGCTGAATCACAAGGTTCTGTTTTTAGTAAACACATTAAAAAATATCAAACCAAAAAGAACGATGATGTTGATACATCAGAAAAGGTTAATAGGTTAAACGAAATTATAAATAAGAAAAATGAACAACCTCGACAAACAATATAAGGAACTACTGCAAGATATTTTAGACAATGGAAGACAGAAAACTGACAGAACAGGAACAGGCACAATATCAGTATTTGGAAGACAACTCCGACATGATTTTCGGGACGGATTTCCTCTACTCACCACCAAGCGAATGGCTTTTAAAGCGATTGTCATCGAGTTACTATGGTTTCTCAGAGGAGACACCAACATCAAATACCTAGTAGACAACGATTGTCATATTTGGGACGGTGATGCTTATAAAAATTATGAGAAGTGGAATAATTCCGAACACGTTAAACTTGGTTTAAATGTTGATGTTCTATCAAAAGAAGAATTTATCAACAAAATCAAAACAGATGATAAGTTTTGGAAGAAGTGGGGTGATTTAGGTCCTATCTACGGTAAACAATGGAGACGTTGGGAAAATGAAATAATTAATTATACAGGTACAAAATATAATTCCCAAACAATAGATCAAATTCAACAACTTATTAATGATTTAAAACAAAATCCCGATAGTAGGAGATTAATGGTTAATGCTTGGAATGTTGGTGAGTTGCATCAAATGGTTCTCCCACCTTGTCATTACGGATTTCAGGTTTACACTAGAGAATTAAGTTTTGATGAAAGAGCTTTATATATTAACAGGCCGGAAATGATAAGAGATAAAAATTTTACTGAACATGCTGTTAGTGAATTAACTCAATTAATGGATGAAATAAATACCCCAACTAGAGCAATTTCTCTAATGTGGAATCAACGTTCAGTAGATACATTTTTAGGCCTTCCATTTAATATTGCGTCTTATGGCTTATTATTAATGATGATAGCTGACGAGGTTAATATGGTACCTGAAGAATTGATTGGTAATTTAGGTGATTGTCATTTATATTCTAACCATATTGAACAAGCAAAAGAACAACTTACTAGAACACCATATAAACTACCAACAGTCCATATTAGAGACGGCATCTTTTGTAGTTCAATTAATGATGTGATTTTAGAAAACTACGAATCACACCCCACAATTAAAGCACCACTTTCTAATTAAATTTGTTGGAATACTTTTACTTCGTAAATTGTAAGACAAGGTCTGTCTTCAGGACTAACTTCTGATTTGGTTTTATAAGCGAATATTGGGCCTTCAGTATAGGCAATATATCTAAGGTCTTTTGTTTGTTCATCATGACCTAAGAAAAGGACTTTAACATCCTCATACCCGTACTTTTTAAGAATATTTGTAACTAAATACTTTAAATCCTCACCTGAACAATCAATAGATTCTAGGTGTTTGGCAATATCTTCCACATTGAAATCATTAATTCTGGCTTCAATAAGTTTCTTAATTTGATGTTCTTTTAAAATAATCTTTTTTCTCATTCTTTTTAATAAATATCATGAATATTTATAATGTAGATGAAAGAAAAGGTAAAAATAAAAGAAGTAAAGAAAGTCGGTAAAAGTGATAGGTCAATTGATTTAACTGGATTTAAAATGCAAGATGTCTTAAACCCTAAAATTTGGGATGAGAATCAAAAATTACAACCAGATGTTAGAAAAAACCTACTTAAAATTGCTGATGATTATTTTGAAAATTTAGAAATTCCAGGTGTCGATATTGAGGATATATGTTTAACTGGTAGTTTGGCTAATTATAATTGGTCTAAATATTCTGATGTGGATTTACACATCCTTGTAGATTATACTGAAATTCCAGTTGATGAATCACTAATTCAAGATTTTTTAAAGACTAAAAGTACCGCTTGGAACGATTCTCACGATATAAAAATCTATGGATTTGACATTGAAATATATGTACAAGATATTAAAGAAGAACACGTATCTACTGGTGTTTATTCTATATTAAGAAATGAATGGGTAGTTCGCCCAGAAAAAAAACCAATTAAAATAGATAATAAAAACGTCAAATTAAAATCAGAACGTATTATGGATTCTATTGATGACCTTTTCTATGAAATGAAAGATTCTAAAAATTATGAATCTGTTGTTGAAAAATCAGATAAAATTAAAGATAAAATTAAAAAGATGCGTCAGGCGGGTTTAGACGCGGCAGGTGAATTTTCAGTAGAGAATATGGTATTCAAAGTTTTAAGACGTAATGGTATGTTAGATAGACTTTCTGACATTAAAACAGTTGCTTATGATAAATCGGTAACATTGGAACATAACAGATATTTATATAAAAACATTTTAAAATGACAGGAACAACGGAAGAATTATTATCAGAGATACTACAAGCAATAACACCTTGTCCTGATATATGTGATAATGTATCACCATATACTGTAGGTGCTAGTGATATACGTAGTGGTTTACTTATTTCTGGGTATGAAAATGTACAGGGGTATAGTTATCAAGTATCAGGAACAACATCTTGTATTGTACAATATGTTGATAAATACGGGTATACAAACACATTAAATCAAACAACAGGATCGACAAGTACTATTTGTGTTAAAAAACTTATAAGTAGCACTTGTTCAACTACAATTAAAGGTAATGCTTGTTTCTAAAAATACTAATTAAATAAAAACTAAAATATGAGTAATCTAACAAATAAAAACTTACAACGAATGAGAGAATTAATGGGCAAAGCACCTGTTAATGAAAGTATATCAAATTCAGCTATAGAACTAGTAAAAAAATCACCAGATGGAAAAGCTTATGGTATTGTAAGAGAAAATAGAAAATATTTCATTAAAGAATCTAATGACGGTAAGAATTTCGATTTCATTGGTGGTATCGCTAATAAACCAAAATACCAATACCATTCATATGAAGAGGCGGTAAGAGAACTTAATTTTATGTTCGAAGATTTAAACAAAACTTTCAACATAGAAAAAGGTACTAATATCCTTTCCTCAGATATTATAGAAGAAAAGAGGTTTGTTATTAAATCAAAAAAGAAATCTGAACCATCTTCTAGTGATTTTGATTTTGGTGGTGGGGAAGAAGATAAATCTGCTGACGCTAGTTTTGATTTTGGTGATATAGGTAAAGATGATTCATCAGAAGAAGAATTAGATTTTAGTGATGTAAGTAAAGGTGATTCATCGGAAGAAGATTTAGATTTTGGTGATATAGGTAAAGGTGATTCTGATGAGGATATGAATATTGGTGATGAGGATTTAAGTGATGAAGATGACCCAATTAAAAGTATTCAAAAAATGACTGGTAAATTAGGTCAAAAAATTAGAGATACTGAAGACCTATCTTCAGATACTATGAAATGGGTCGCTAAAAGTATTATTTCAGCTTTAGATTTAGAGGCTATGGATACTGAAGATAAAAAAGATATTATTCGTGCTGTTAAGAAAAAAGAAGATGAGGGTTCTGATGAGGAATTTGATTTCATGAATGATGAAGATGCAACTGATATATTAACATCTAATGATTTATATGGCGGTATTAATACAGATTTCATGGATGACGATTATTGTCCAGGTTGTCAAGGTAGTGGTTCCAATGATGATATGAATAATTGTATTGATTGTGATGGCACTGGCATTACTGATGATACAACTTTAGATTGGAATACTTTATCTGATGTTGATAAAAGTAATTTAGTTTCCACAACTTATGGTGGTAATGAAGAAACATATCCAGGTGATTTAGAAAAACCTATGATGGATTGGGATATTGATTTTGATGGAAATGATGTTTCACAACTAACAATAGATTTTCCTGAAGATGATGAAGAAGCATATATAGGTAATACTGGATTAAACTATGATGAACCAGATGAGGATTTTATGACTGATTGGATGAGAGAGGATAATCCAAATATTGGCGGAGATGAAGATATTGATGGTCAGTTACTTTTTGATGAGGAGTTACCTTATGATGAAGATGATACTGTAAATGAATATCCAGGTTTTAACACTGATTGGATGGAAGATGATGATACGTACCCATATCATGAAGTTAATACAGACTACATGGATGATAGAGAAGAAGATTTATACGGTCCAGGTACTGATGGTGGTATTGATGATGTTGATAATATGACAGATTATATGGCTAAATTTAGTAAAGATGTTGCTCGTAATGAGAAAACAAAAGGAAGAATGTTAGATAGACATGAAATTGATACTCACGTTAGAAAACTACAAAATAAATTAGGTGGTTCAGATATGGTATCGATTGATGGTAATAAAGTTGTTGGTGATTTCGGATATGTAGAAGTAACTTCAATGGGTTACACTTTATATAAAGAAGGTAGTAAATTTGGTAAAAAATTCAATTTTGATGAAATAGGAAGAATTAAATCAACAATAGGTAATAGTGTTGATTATATGATGGATATAGATACGGTTCCAAGTATGATGCCAAAAACAGCACCATCAAAACCAAGTACAACTCCAGCTCCAACAACAAAACCTGGAAAACCAGATACAGATAGACCTAACCCTAGTAAACGTCCTTTTACCCCTCCACCATATATTACGCCAGGTGAAGAACCTTCTCCTAAAGCCGAATATCAGGATGAATTTAATGATGAAATGGGTTATATGAGTGATGATTATGGTTCTAATGAAAGTATGGATTATATGGATGATGATAATACTTGTCCAGGATGTAAAGGATATGGTATAGTACCAACCATTGGGTTTAGGACTAAGCCTTCTACATGTATATCATGTGCTGGTACTGGTAAAATTGATATGGTTGATACTGAAGAGGACGATATTAGTGAGCCCTATACTGAACCATTATCAAATTACACAACAAATACAACATCTACAAATGATGTAAACCCAAAATACCATTATAAAGAGAAATTTAATTTTCCCTTTTCAACTGGTGGTGTTGATTATATGTCAGAATTTGATGATACTTTACCTTCAAACAGTAAAAGATTTAACCCTATGAGCCCAAAGACAGCACCATCAAAACCAAGTACAACTCCAGCTCCAACAACAAAACCTGGAAAACCAGATACAGATAGACCTAACCCGTCTAAGAGACCATTCACACCACCGCCGTATATTACGCCAGGTGAAGAACCTTCTCCAAAGGCTAGAGGGGATAAATACAAAATGGAAGGTTATGGATCAACCAATAAGAAAAAAATTAATGAAACGGTAAAAGTAACTAAAACACAACTTTTTAAATCATTAGACAAAATGAATCTTAGTGATGAAAAGTTAAATAATTTAAGTTATATGGTAAAATTAATAGATAATATATTAGATAAAGAATATGATATTGTAGCTGATAATACTGAAGTGTTAGCTAAAGAATACATTGCTAGATATTAATGAAAGAGTTATTCCTAATATACATTAATAAGATTGGTACAAACTTTAAAGGGGAACACATTTTTGAGTTCCTCTTTTCAGATAGAACCGATTGGGATTGGGATGAAAGTTGGTATGAATCTTCTGTCGTTACAGACAAGAATGATTTGACTCCTGAACCTAATTACATTAAACTTGTAGGTAACTTAAAGACTGAAGAATTAGATTTAGAGTTAGTTCAAAATTCTGGGGTCTTTCAAATTTATAATGCTGTTGAAGGTATTATAGCTTTAGGTTGGGAAATATTAGAAGATAGTGATGAAGATTACCCAGAAGAAAGGATTGTTTTTAAATTCGGCGAATCAAAAGAATCTATAGAAAATAAATTATATTCGATGGATTTAGTCCTAAATTATAATGAAACTAAAGTGAAAAATTAAAATGGCTAATAAAAAAATTAGTAAATTTGTAATCGAGGATGGTGTTACTAATGTATCACCAGAAAATCAACAAAAACAGTTAGAACTTGAATTACAAACATTAACTAGAAAAAAAGAAGGATTTCAAAATGGTGTTACCAAATCACAATCCATGGCCAATAACGCTAAGAAATTAGCGTCATTACCTTCAGGTGTAAATGATAGGGCAAAAAGTTACGACCAACAAATGAATACCAATGCTTCTCAAAAAAATACCGAAGAGGTTAGATACAACAGAGAAGAAATGAAAAAGGTTGACCAACAAATTGATGACGTTACTAGAAGATTAGGTGATTTAAAAAATACAAAATCTACTATAACAAAAGAACAGATTCTTAGGGTATTAGAATCCTCAGAACCTGCGAGAATGAAAAAAAGAGAATTAATTGAAAGTATTTCTAACCGTTTATTAAAAGAAGATATGGATGACGATTTAAAAAATAAGATTGAAAGTGGTGAAAATGATTATGCAAAACATTTAGACCCAGAAACAGTAAAAAGGATGGCTGATAACATCATCAACGATGTTAAGACAAACCTTCAAGCTAAAATGGGTGGACGTGGTCAGGTAAATCTCGACTCAGCACAAAGAACACTATTTCAAGGATTAACAAATGTTTTACCTATAGAGGATAGACACAGAACTGAACTTGAGAGATTAGCTGTTGAATTGGTTCGCTCAGAATATGACATCCCAGAAGATGCTGTAGACTTTGAAGTTAGAATTATGGGTCAAAATCCTATACATAAAACAGGTTTAAAAATGAAGAAGGGTAATAAAAGACCACCCCAAGGAAAATCTGAAGAAGAACTTAAACCTAACGTTACAAAACGTAGATTAATGAACGCTATGATGCATGGTGCCGCTCGTAAAGGGCAGTATATGTATCATTTAGCACAAGAAGAATTAAATAGAATAGATCCAAATTTAGCAAATAATTACAGTAAAATTATGGCCGGTAACGACTTTATGTATTGGGCTATGAATGATGATAGAATCTCACAAGAAAGTGAACATGGTACTCACGCAGGTCAAGTGAGAGTAGATCTTTCAGGTCCAAAACCTAAAATTATTGCACAAGGTATGACTTTTCCCTTCTTATTACATGAACTTACTAAAGGTGTGTTAGAATTAATGTCATTACATGGTCTTGACGCTGATAAAGAAACTAGGGACTATGTTTTAGATAAAACAGATAACCTTGAGTCAGAACCTTGGGATATTAGATTAGGGCCAAAGATTTGGGAAAAATTCATGGAGGCTTTAAATACGGATGATTTACCTTATAAAAGTCACATTTTTAATAGATTATCAACATTACCACCAGCTGAATTTAATAATATAGTACAGGGTTTATTAAATGATTCTGAAGAGGCTAGAAACGTTATTAAAGAGTTGGCTGATGATGTTCGTAAAGA